CGCCATAGCTTTACCCACTCTGCATCACCAGACAAACCATAAGACCCTAGAAGATGCTCTAGAGCCTCAATGGCTTGCTTTTGATGAGGCAACCCCTTGTAGTGTTTAATAACGTCAAGGAGTTTGATAGTCATTTTCGATTATTCCAAAGAAATCAAGAGCCTGTTGCCTGCCGTCAAACCAATACCAACCATCCACTGGATAGGTGTGATCGTCTTTTGTTTCTTTTCTTAGTTCGTAATTGGCGTTCAATACAAAGTTTGGACCGCATAGCAGCGTACCGTTGTCGTTTTTGTAGAAACCTCGTGTGTCTTCCATGATTAGTCTCCTGTGTTAGCCAGATACGGTCCAGCCTTTTGCGGTGGCAATGGTTGGGTCATCGCCTGAAACACCATAGTTTCCAGACACTGTGATGGTCTTGCTGGTTACTGTTGGGAGATTGGTGTAAATCTCGTTAAGTGCATCGGATGAAAGCGAGCAGTTTGCTACGGAAAAACTGACGCCAAGACCTGTCATGCGGATGCGACGTAGTGAGCGATTGCTGGTGAATGTAGTGCCATCAACTGTTGTAACGCTGCTGAAATCAAAGTCTGGTATTTCTGTTAGTGAACTACAGTTCCTAAACATGCCGCTAATGTTTGTTACCGCTGATGTATCGAATACTGGTGGATGTGTCATTAACACGCAATTATTAAACATATTGTTGCAATTAGTCAATGCTGAAGACGTGGTTATTGTTACAGCGCGAAGAGAAATGCAGCTCTGGAATGCGCTTTGTAGGGTTGTAGCGCTAGAAAAATCTAACGGTGGCAAGTATTGAAGGGAGTTGCAACTGGAAAACATGGCTAGAGCGTTGGTAACGCTTGATACGTCTAAAGCTGGCACTTCACGCAAATTGAGGCAATTAGCAAACAAGGCGGCCGCATTTGTGCAGCTAGACATGTTAAATTCGGGAAGTTTCTCCAGGGCAAAACATCCATTAAACATACTGCTCATTGACGTGACATTTTGAAAATCCATTTGAGGGATGGTTTTCAATGACGAGCAGTTTTGGAACATGCTGTCCGTAAGGGTTGCTGATGAAGTGTTATACCGAGGGATTCGCTCTAAGCTATTGCAATTTGAGAACCAAGTCCTAAAATCAGTGACGGATGAGGTGTCATAATATGGACCCACTCTTAGGTTGAAACATTGTCTGTGTCGATTTTGAAGGCTGGTTCCTGTGTATGTAAACAGAGGAATCTCGCACTCTCTAACGTTATGCGCATCAACCAAGATGGCAAGATCTGTTACTGTGTTGGCAAGACTTATGATCTTAAGTCTTTCCATCAAACGCGGTAGGTTGACGTTGTTGGTTTGGTTGTAATTCGTACAATTAGGCGCTGCAACAACTAAATCCAACCAGTTAGTAACACTGTCATAATTAAATATCCCAAGTTTTCTATTTAATTCAATTCTTGTGACTGTAGATCCAGCATCTGCTTCCGCTACAATCGTTGCAATTTTATATGGAAGCAGTGAAGCTGATCCGTCATTGGTTAGTGTAACTGCACTACCACCAACGTTTTCAGACACTTGAAAAGTGTTTTGCGTTGCGTTAATCACATAATACAAACGACCTTCAGCTAATCCTGTTGTCGTCTGTATGCGATAAAAACGCATCTTATCTGTATTGCTATATCCGTGATTATTCCGTGTAATGGTATCTGTGGAATCAGTTAGCGTTACGGTTGCATCGTATAAGTTTGCATTAGAAAACGAATAGACGTGCTCTTGGTTATTGATAACAGAAACATCGGAAGTTCCATCGCCCCAGTCAATCGTATAAGTGTCGTTAAAATTGATTGACGCAACATTAGAATCGCCAACGTCTTCAAACACCGCATAAAGACCAACCAGTTTTTGATCAGTTGCAGCAGGTTCTGTAAGCGTCGGCCACGATGGATTGCGCACCCAAAGACCAGCAGGCTTAAACTTCTTACTGGCGATTCTGGATTGGTTTAACCTGCGAGTGCTCATACATCTATCTCCGATCCAAACAAGCTAAAAGATAGATCTGCGGTGCCCGCATAAATTGTCATTACATCAGTGGTTGCCATCGTCACACCGATTGTCAAAAACACCGAATCATTTTGATTCAGCACATCGTTGTAGATGATGTAATGTTCATTAGCAAGCGTCGCTCCTGCAGGTCTTACTGCAACGCGAATTGAAGTGGAGGCTCCACGATTACAAACCGCAAGCGTTGATGCCACTGCTGATTTCGATGCGGGAACAGTGTATAAGTCTGTGTTGGTCAGTGCGCTTGGGGCGCTTTGTCCCAGTACTTTGTAAGTAAATGCCATTTGTCTATGCCCCCATTAGTAAGAAAGGATTGATGACTGGTGAACTAGGTGGTGCAGCAAACGTCCCATCAGCACGCAGGAAGTTAGTCGTTCCACCACCAGTAGCAGGAACAAGACCAGCCTCACTATCAGTGACTAACGGCAGTGTTGCATCAGCACCTGTATCACTAGCAATCGTTCTGGTAGCGGCGTCATAACTCAAATTAGTTGCAGAGCTACCACCGCCACCTTCTCCAGCGACTACATCTTCCCAGTCTGTATCGTAATCAAGGTCAGAAGCTTTACGCAAATACTGACCTTTTAAACCACCAGAAGCAACACCAGGACTTTTATCACCTTCTGGCGCTGGTAGATACACAGCCATCAGACGAACTCCGTTACTTGGCAAGCACCATTTGCATTAGTCCAAATGCCATAGATTGCATTGGTTACAATCAGTTGTTGATCCAACAGCAAGAATGCTCCAGGTTGCATCTCCATAAAAGAATTAGCAACAGTTGCAGGATTACTAAAGGAGAGATACAACTTACTTGTGCTGATATTGCTTACCATCAGACCTTTACGGGAAGCATTAGAAGCTACCAACAAAGTGCTGCTAGCAGTACCAGCTATACTTGTAGTGGTAGGTGTACGACTCGGTACAGTAGTGGTTGTAGTAAGGGCTGAAGCACGAAGTTGAGCATCAGTCAGCGGACCTGTTACTGCAACACCAGATGCACGGAGTTGAGCATCAGTCAACGGTCCAGACACAGGAACTGCAGTTGCCCGCAGTTGAGTATCAGTCAAAGGACCAGTTACACTAAGAGCAGTAGCACGTAGCTCAGCATCAGTTAGCGGACCATCAACAGTGATTGAAGAGCCACCATCATCAATCGAAAGAGTACCACCAGCATCACTTACAGGAACTGCCTCTGCATTTGTATTATCTACAGTCAGAGTAGCAGGCAGAGTTACGTTATCAATGGTTACACTAGCTGCACCAAGATCTACTGGGATTGAATCAATAATAGTAGCCTTTAGAGCACCGCCAAGACCATCAGGTTTAATCTGAAATTCCATTGTTCGTAATTAGATAGTGATTACTTAAGGGTATCCTTAATCTTTTGGATCTTGTCATCCTCAGTACGATGAGGCTTCAATGCTTCTACAACACGAAGAATGACTTGTACGATGCTATTTTCACGGAGCTTAGATGCTCCAACGATCTCAGAACCGATAAACAGTCCAAAGAAAACAAGTGCCTCATAGGACACTTTAAGGCCAAAGATAGTAAGCATGATTATTCAAAGGTAATGGTATCGCTACCGAACTGACCTGAGACCGAATTAGAGGTAAAGGTGTTGGTAGTTTCAGGGGGGATTTCTTCCCAAACGTTGAACTCAGGACCAGTAACGTATGCAGCAAGCTCGTCAGTGGTCTCTGTAGCCTCCAGGTAGGCCTCTTTGTTGTTACTTAGATAGCGGATTAAGTAACGACGCTCAAGGACGCTCTGAGGGGCAGCTAGGCCTGTCTCAGAAGCGCGGGTGATATACCAATCAGTAGGAGCAAGTAAAGAACCAGCAGTTTGTTTGATAGTTGCTGTCCACTGTTCAACCAGTTGAGCGTGATCTTTAGGGTTATTTGGTCCCCAATAGAAGCGTTGATCGTAGTTAACGATAGGATCAGGTTCTTCAGTAATACCTACCGCCGCACGCTCCTCAGGTGTAGCCAGTCGAAGCCAGTTAGCTGGGAATTGACGGCCATCTTCAGTTGTAAATGCCCTATCAAGTGCTAGGGGCTTTCCATTTAGTACGAACATAATTAGTTAGTATTAGCGTGCGCGGGCGTATTGGAAGGGGTTCTCAGCAAAACTTGCCCAGATATAGGTGACTCCATTGGTGTTGTGGCCGCTGTTCGTGTTCCGCACTTTGAAGCCGTTACTCAAAATGTCTAGATTGAAGGCGTTGGCCAGCTCGGCGTTGCTCAAGTTGGGCGCGAGCGTGTCAGTTGATGCGTTGTAAGGGCTGCGACTGGTGTCCTGAATCGTCCAACGATCACCACTGCCAGCGCTCTTGATTAGAACGAACCGGCTTCTGTGTCCGGTATAAACAAACGGACCATCCGTGCTGCCGTTGCCGGTGTAGCTGCCGAACGCGCTGTAGCCCGCGACTGGGGCGAAGCAGTAGGCGACGTAGTTATTATTTGCGGCGTTCCACGTATTGCCACGCAGGTAAAACACTGTTGAGGTTGGCGAAGTATTTTGAAACTCGTCGGAGGTAACTGTTGCTCCAGTGCTAGCAAGTTGCAGAAAACCAGTTGCACCAACGCTGATGTGATAGACACGCCAGTTGTCGGCAGTGCCACGGTTTTTTAAAATGACAAATTGCGGGGCAACTCCCAAGCCATGACCGATAGTGCCATTGGAACCATTCACTCCGCTCCAGCTCACCACGGAAAATCCGCTCGAAGGCGATGCTCTCAGACTCGTAGTGATGGAGCCATCGTTATTGGAGACGGTGGAGCTGCCGGCGTCCCAGTTCCAAGCGGCAAATGTTGACGATGAATTATTAACGATGGCATCAGACCCGACTGAAAACCCATCAGAATTGAAAGCAGTAAAAGAGTTGACGTAGGTAGCTTCTGCCGAAGTGTTATCCGAGCTTAGCTGCTTAGTTGCTCCGCGAACAATATCAAATAAGGCATGACTATAAGCAGAACTCCTGCTCTTGATCCACACCAAATCCGGGCTAAACCCCAACCCCGAAATAGTCTGCGTACTGCCATTGCCCGTATAAAGAGCAACATCCATCACCGTGGACGGGTCTTCAATCGTCGGGGCGGGTAAAGATGCAGTATTGAGTGCCTTGAAGCCGCTGGGGGCGGTGTAGGCAAAGGGGCGTTGGCCTGTATTTAATGAGCCGCTCTGTGCGCCAAACATTGAAATAGCCGGAGCAAGAGTGCCAGAAAGGTTGCTGAAAGCAGCATTTGCTCCTGTCACCGGATCGCCACTGTTCAGCCAAACACCATTTACTCCGAACCAGACCTTTGCGGCGTCCATATCATAGGCAACCATGATCAAGTCGCCAGCCCCTGCTGTTGTACCTGTATTCGTAAATGAGCCGTTATTAGACTTATTTCCATCTAGCTGATAGCCCCAGCCCGATGCGGAAACTGTCATATAACCAAAGCCGCCAACGGCAGGAAAAGCAGTGGTTGTCGCAAATAACCCTATAATCTGAGAACTTGCACCACTATTTACAGTGTATTCGTAGTACCACTTGCCGGTGCTAACTCCAATAGCCGCCTTTACGTTATACCAGCTATTGGTATTCCAAGAAACGTCGAGGTTGCCGTTGGTAAGTGTCAGCCCCTGGTTGTCTAACGGATTCCAAGTGCAATAGTTTCCCCTCACCTCAGCACCAACACCCGTATCCGTCTCGGTGCCGTTGGTGGGTACGTCTACGAGGGAGTCTGTGTCAACGTCAGCTAGTGTGACTTCCTCTAGAAGTACAGAGTCAACCTCTACACCGTATATCCGTATGTGCCTATGTACAGGAGCAGAGTGGTAAACAATAAGTTGAGTTAAGCTTGAGCCTGGTATAGAAATCGCATCTGTCCAACCAACGGCATTTGGAGCTGTACCAGAGGATGTGAATGTTAAGGCAATGGCAGCTTGACCATTAAGCCTTACATACATTGTTGTGCCATTGACATCGGCGCCTGTTCCCGGTTGAGAAGGATTCTCAGCGTAAAAACGTATAACCGATCCACTTATAGGTGTGGGGAAATTTAGTGTTGAAGTAGAGGTCCCGTAGTAGGCATAGGCATCTCCGAATGTTGTTAAATCTCCATCAAACCATCGGTGCCAATTGGGAGTCCAAATCCACGACTGCCCAGAAGTAAAAGTGCCGTTCCCCGAGTATTTAGGTCCTGTATATCCACTTTTACTTAATACACTTAGGTTGTTCGGCGTCCAATCATTCCCATTCCCACTGGTGTCCGTTCCTAATGCGGCGGCGGTGCTGTTATCGGAGAAGGGGAGGTAGAAGCCGTTGGTGCCGTAGGTGCCGGCGTATTCAATCGGGTTCCAGATGCCGTTGTCGTCGAACTCACCGAAGCTGGTGGGGTCTAACGCTTGGCCGTCGATGAAGTGGATGTCGGCCAAATAAGCATCTAAATAACGGTTGTTAGCAGCCTGCCTTCCGCTGTAATGAGCAATAGTGTCATTGACATAGCCATCCCTGTTTTGAGTTGGGTTAGTGTTTGTAGAAAATACAGTAATTTCTGTCCCGTTGACGTACAACCTGACTCTGTTCGCGGCAGTTGCTTGCGTTGTGTCGTAAGCAAGAACTATGTGGTACCAAGCAGAAAAGTCTCTATAGACCGAAGTTGTTGTCCGCTGCCATAACGTACTTACACCATCATATTCATATATCTCAATGGCGTTGTTGTTGAAGAGAAGGTCGAAGTTATTTGAACCTACACTAAAAAGCTCATTAAACTGACCAGTCCCGCTCCTTTTCACCCATCCCGCCCAGGTCCACGTCTTGCGGTTGCCGGCTGATGCGGGGGTTCTGGACAAGTAGGCACTGTCACTGCTGTTGAAACGGACGGATCTAGAGATGGTGTACCCACCAGCGGCTGATGTATTAAAGAACTGTTCACCATTATTCATCACGCAATACCCTCAACAACATTACCCATCAGGATCGTTGAGCTATCCTGTACGTAATACGGAATGATCGCTGGGAACGTAGCAATCGTCGGTGCAGTACCACCAGGGAACTTGAAGTTAGAAGACCACACCACAGGACCAGCAGTAATCCGAATAGCTCCAGTTTGACCAGCAGCAGCATTGGTGGGGTTAGGAACAGTAATGGCTCCAACAGTCCACAAGTTACCAGTAGCAAGGTCAAATGAACCTGCTGTAATAGTCCGTTCAGTAGTGCGTGTAGCAACAGTAAACGTCGGTAGAACGTCTTGCTTAACCGTATCTGCGTCGTAGCTTTGGACTGTAACGTCAATATCAGACGTAGGCACATAACTACTCATCCCAGCCTGTGTCTGATACGTGCTTGCTGCTGTCGTTACATCCAACTTCTGGCTATCAAGACCAAGAATATCGGATTGTGCTTGTGTCATATCAGCAGCCGAAGCATACCGATTCTCAGGATCACCAGCGTAATAACGTACCCACACCCAACTACTTGATGGAGTACTATAATAAATCTCAGCCGTTAGACCAGAATCACCAACAAATCCAACAGGAACACCACTAAGGGGTGTGAAACTCTCAATACCCGTAGAATCTGTAACACGTACAGCATCACCATTATTTGGTGAACCTGGAATAGCAGCAATGTTCGCAACAATTACATAAGCAAGCGCTTCAGCCGCTGCATTCAACGCTGCAGTTGAGTTGGCATTTGCTGTATCGGCTGTAGCAACTGCTGCTGAAGCTTGTGATAAAGCAGTATTAGCAGTAGCGGTAGCTGCATTTGCCGTAGAAACTGCTGTCGCACTCGCAGTTTGTGCTGCAGTACTTTGAGCTAATGCAGTATTACTTGTACTGGTAGCTGCCGCTGAAGCAGTTAAAGCACTGTTAGCTGTAACATTAGCAGCACTTGCATCTCGGTTTGATTCCTGCGTTACATAGAGATTTTGCGTAAAGTTCTCATTAAGATCTTGAGAACGAATGGCAGAACCTGGATAAAACGTAGCTGCCAAAGTCGCATCATCAGTCTCTCGGTAAATACGAATGGCAACACCATTGGCAGGTGCTGAATCAAATTCAATAGTAGTGGCGTTGGCTAAGGAGTATTCAGTTGTAACACTACCGTCAAGTGTCACCTTGATATCAGTAGTCTCTAAATATGGAAAGGTAAAAGAAAAGAGGACGGTAGATCCGTCCCCTGTGTAGGTATTCTGTGTGATAGCCATGATTGCCTATTACTTAGGTATTGCAAGAAGACGTTGAACTGAATCGTAGTCACCTCGTTGCTGTGCTTTCTCCTTGACAGACTTAATAGCAGCATCACGACGGAGTTTGGGATACTCTGCATACATGACAGCTTCAGCACGATTCTTAGCAGCAGTGAATTCCTTACGGATAGCTGCATGGACACGACTCTTAGCGAGGTCCAACTGATCGCTGGAAACATTAAAGTCTCGACGTTGATTAGTATAGAATTCAAGATCACGTTGAAGATCTTTTCTATTCATCAACTTTGTGAGCTTTCTGGGGAGATCACCATATTGACCCATGTAGGATGCAATCAGCTCACGTTCTCTAGGCGTGTAATCAATACCACCTGTACTCTTCTTCAACACAGGCATGGCTTCAAAGCCTGTCTTGATCAACCACTGACGATAAGGTTCAGTAGATGGGTTTGTTTTAAACGGGAGTACAGTATTGAGGATACGGGTCATCGGATCGTAATCACGAATCCTTGAGCCATCAATGAAGTCACGAGCATAAGGGAGAGCAGTCTCTGGAGAGAATGCATCAACCCAAGCATTGCGGTTACGAACATGCTGTTGAAACTCATTATCAACTTCACGCAGGCCAGGGGACATCAACTGACCAAGTTGATTACGGAGACTTGCATACGGAACCAAGTTATTAGCTTGTGAGGCAAGGAAGCGTTGGAAACCTGCTTCATCACCAGACAACATATCATTCAGAGGGGTGAGGCCCTGCAGGAATGATTTGTTAGTGATGTTCATAGAGAAGGCGAATGCAAGCTTCCTAGAGAGATCTTCAGTTGTTGCAGAGCCAAGATGACCTACGTTGTCACCAATATCAGCGACAAGAGCAAGGTAGGTAGAGAATGGTTCAAAGGAGTCATAGCTGTGCCATTCACCAGTAACAGGGTTACGGATAGAACGAGGTTGCCAGCCGGCCTTTGTCCATGCATTCCGTGCTTCTTTATCGTATGGACCGTTGCCACTCAGACTACCGCTCAAATAAAGCATGAAAGCAGTCATTGTGGTAATAGTGCCAAGAGCAATGCGCCCTTTGGTTTCAGCAACGACTTGATCCCACTGTTGCTTGGAGAAGTCAGTGATTCCACGAGACTTCATAATCTCGTTGATTTCATCAGTAGTCTTTGCATTCAGAATGCGATTGGATTCACCAAATGCAAGAGCCAAGGGACTATGCTTATGGGCAAAGCTAAGAACATTCATTGATGTCCGTGGGAACATCACAAATGGACGAAAAGCAGGGTAACGGTTAAGAAGTGCCGATAAACCTTGAACAGCAGGTGAATCAAGGTTCATGGCAATCTCACGACTAGCATGTTCAACAGCCTTATCAGTGATCATGCCGTTAGCATCAAACATCTCTGCATAGAGCTTTGCTTGTGCTTTATTGAGAGCAGCGTGGTCAATGACACCACCTGTCTCACGAGCCATTTCATCGTAAACACGACCACGAGCTTCAAAGTTGGCCATGACACTACGAACAAAACCATCACCTGCAGTCATCAGGTTGGCGCTATATCTGACCCAAGGATGGTTATTGAAATCATGAAGTGCTTTGGCAATACCAACAACAACTGTTGGTCCCATCTCACCTTGTGCTGCCTTTGCCTTAGCAACGTTTTCAAGTAACATTAGAGTGTCAGCATTCTTGATAGCAACGTCTTCACGCATTGCATAGCTGACACCATCAGGGTTCTCGATGGACTTCTTAAGGATAAAGCCGAAGTGTTGAGTTGCCTTCTGGAGGGTTTCACCAAGATTACCTAGTTGTACCAACGAACGTTGGAAGGTCTCCTTGTCACCACCGATGATCGATCCACCAAGGATTGAAACAGGCTTAGCAAATAGAGCTGTGAGGTTCGAAGTGAAGGCTTTGAGGGGGGTTAGGGTTGAGCTAAGTACCGAGTTATACAACGTGCCCCAGAGGCCCTGTACAACGACACTGGGGACTTCAGGTTCACCATCAAGGAAGGCTTTCTTCCAGAAACCTGTTGAGTTCTGGAACCACTTATTAAGACGATCAATCGTGTCAACCTTGCCACCGGTAAGCTCATAGGCTTCAATAAGGGGCTTAAGGAATTCAGGATTACTAGCTTTGATCTCTTGGAGGCTAGATACAAACTCCTTTGCCTTAGCAATACGCTCAGCAGTAGCTTGGGTGATCTCAGCTTCAGCTTCTTTAGCAAAGCGTTGAATTGAAGCAGGATCACCTTCCTTCATGACTTGATCCCAGGCCTTCTTATTGTTAAGAGACCAACCAGAGACATACTTGTTGATACCCATCTCAGCCATCAGAAATTCGATCTTGTCGAAAATCATTTCTTGCTGACGGGTGGTGTCAACTTCATTCCATACAAGACGAGCACCTTGTGCAATATCAGCTACTTCACCAGCCATTGTTGTCTGGAGACGAGCAGAAGCACGTGCTGTATCAAGACCAATATATTGATCAATGAGTTGCTTAGTAGCTCTCATTGCAGCAGCATACTGACGGTCGTTGATATAACGAGTTTGCGAGATACCTTCTAGTGACCTACCATCATCAAAAAGACTCTTGACGGCAGCGACATCCATGTTTGGATTGATGATCTGCTGAACCATTGGATCAGCCGCTTCGATCATCTCCTTTTTAGAGATGCGGACGCCGTTTACAACAGCTTGGAAGTCACCAGTTTCATTGATGCTTTTGACAGTATCTTGAACAAGGGTACGCTTCTGAAGGTTATCAACTTCAAGCCCATTCTTCTGGGCTGCTTCAGTCATAACAGTAGCCATACGGCCATTGACAGTGCCTTCATTGCGATAGATACGAGCACCATCAACTAGGTTCTGAGGGATAGCATCTTGACGAACACCCAACACTGCACGCTCTGTTTCGTCGTACATAGGGGAGTTCACAGCAGGGTGTGGACCTTGAAGACCATCAGGATCCTTAGCGAACTGCTGCTCAGCCCACTCATCAGTGACACGCTCTCGATTATCAACCGAACGAATCACATAATCCGAAGCAGGATCATCAGACTTAGGAGGACCAGATCGTTGAGCTAGACCTTCAAAATGCTGCTTAGCTTGCTGATCTTTAGGGATATAGGTCGTACCATCAGAGGACTTAAAGACTGACTTAGCAGCTTTAATACCGGCTCCAAGAAGGTCAACAGCAAGGCCAAGGCCTACACCTTCATAGACATTCTTTGCACGCTTGACATCAGGAGAGTCAGAGTCAAGTGTGGCAATGTTGTCAGGTATCCACGGGAAGAAGTTCTTCTTAAGGATACCCATGGCATTATGATCTTCAGATTGACGGCTGACATAATCAACAGCCACACCTGAAGCAGCATCAAGGCCGGCATTACCAAGATACTTTGCAATCTTTGGTGCATTAGCAACACGTTCTGCACCAGCAATACGTGTGGCACCAGCATTGACACCACGACGGGTTAAAGCAGAAAGAACAACTGTGGGGACAGCAACTTCACTGATGGAACGAAGAGCCTTACCAAGGGTGGTAGTGTTTTGTGGTTCCCATTGATCTGGAAACTCTAACCACGGTATGTTATAACGTTGACCAATACCTTCTACAAAGTCAATAGTACCACCAACAAGAGCAGTCGGTACTTCGATGCCTCGTTGCAAAGTGGTAGCAGCCATCTGACCAAGTGAGTTCTGCTGCTGTGATTGCTGCTGTACTTGCTTGTCTAGTTCTGCTTCTTGTCTTTGCTTTTCTTCTTCGTCACGTTTACGTTGCTCTTCAATGGAGTTAATTTCATTGATCTGAGCTTGCGCTCGTTCTAAAGCGATAGGATCAACAGAGGCTGCAGGCGTACCATGCAACTCAGTGCTGAGTGGACTATATGTCATAATTAGACCTTACGACCATGTAGGAAAGAGAATGTACGGCCATCAGGTAATTGGATGACCAGTTTGTCGCCATGTTCAGTAGGCGAATTGGAGATGACTTGCGCTCCATTCTTCAAGAAGACAGGCGTACCTTTTGGATATGCAAAGTCAATACCATGTGAACCACGTCTACGGTGTGCAGCCTGATCGTCAGTGATTACCGTACTGAGTGGCTTCCTACTTCCTCCTACTTCAACCTCGATATACTTATCAAGATCGTAACGGCCAAACATTCCTCCTTGAGTATCCTTTACATCAAGGTGGGGTCCAGTTGAAGTGGGTCCAATACTATCAATACGGTACACCAACTTTGGGCGCATAGTGGCTGTATTACGCCACACAGAACCACCGTTGGGATTAAAACCAAATGATGCTGCAGCACGCAGAACTTTGGTTGGGTAAGAACGTGCCTCATCAGAGACACCATTGGGATAACGTTGTTGATTATCTGGTCCTTGATTGTATGCACGAAGGCCAGATGTTAACTCCCCACCAAACTGATCAAGCATCTGCCGTAAATAACGAGCAGCTCCTTGAAGGTTTTCTCGGGGATCACGAATATTACGAACACCTAGCCCGGCCGCAGTTCCAGGCATTAATTGACCTAAGCCTGTAGCGCCAGCTCGAGAGACAGCATTAGGGTTAAAATTACTTTCCACCTGAACAAGGCCAGCTAACAGCCCAGGGTCAACACCGTTAGAGCTTGCTACTTCAGCAATAAGCTGACCGTAGCCTTTAGGAACAAGTGCTGGATTGTAATTACCAATACCAGCATAGGCACGCATAGAGCGCCGTGGGCTGGGCTTATACAGAAGCAAGCGACGAAGCTCAGGAGAGATGACACGCTCGACTTGCTGAAGGGGCTCAGGTGTAGGGAGAGGGTCAAAACCCTGTGCTACTAATTGACGGTTGAGGACTTCAAAAGAACTGACCCTTCCACCAAGTAGCTCCGAAATGTAGTTAGCTACAGCAGGAGGTTGAACATTCGGGCTATTTCTTTGCTTGTTGATAGCCTCAAGTGTATTGCGGGGAATAAGTGCGAATCGATCCAGGGATGCAACACCGCCACCACCAGCAAACTTAGCTTTGATTGCATCTAAGTGCTTAGTAGCGTCATTAACTGATTGACGTGTAGAACCGTAGCCATCAAAGCCGATATTAACAAAACCTCTTTGATCCGTTCGGCTATACTCAAACCTACCAGACGTTCCATCGCCAATATCAGTGATAACTTGCTGAAGAGCTTGTTGTGCAGCTTGATCAGGAGTTGCTTTGCCTGATTGGATTAGGGTGGAGACAATGCTATTGAAGCGTGCCTTCGCTTCGGCAATTGCTAGCGGTATAGTGTAGTGCTTAGGATCACCAGTTGCACTGTTGTACTGTGATGCAGCAAGAATGGCATTCTCGATAGCCTCATTAGCAACTTTGAAATCACCAGTCTGAGCACGGGCATCTGACTGTTGCTTAGCAATGTTCTGCCACTGTTGACGTACTGCAAACGGAACACGTGGATCAGTGACCATATCCAGCGTGAGTCGATTAGCCTGAGCAAGCTTCTCAAACTCATCATTCAGACGTTCGGCTTCAATCTTTTCTGTTGAGTAGTTGTTGACGTAGTACTGAAGACGATCATCAACGAAACCGAAGGTATCAAGACTGTACTTAACGAGGCGCTTTAGCGTCTCTTCACTTTGTGGGTTATCAGAGATCTCCTTTAGGACGTCATCAGCCCAACGCTTACCATCTTGTTGCAGAACAGAATCTTGCCTACGGGAATCCTCGATGTAGTTATTCTCAACCTCTTCACGTAGCTTACGTAGTTCAGGACCATACAACTGTCCCCAAGTACGATTTGGTTGATGAGGGGTTGGGAAGTCCTCAATGGCATCGAGAGTCTCAAGTGTTACATCGTTGGTGTCAATAGCAAGGCGCAGGTAATCCATTGCCTTTTGACGACCAGCAGTGAACCCTAGAGGTTGTCCACGTTGATCAAGACTCCTTGCATAACTTTGAACAAGGGTGGTAAAAGCTTGACCGGGATTTGTCTTGAATGCAGGGATAGCAGCCGCCTTTGCTTCATCAAGCATCTGCTCAGATCCAGCAATAGCGTAGGCAGTACGAGCTTCAGCCAGTTGCTGTTGCTCTGCCATCTTCATCTGCTTGAAAGCAGGAGCAAGTAAAGCAGGGCTAAGACCAACTAGGTTATTACCAGTGAGGTAGTTCTTCCACAGAACAGAGGTGGCAGCAGCACGCTTGACAGGATCGTTTGCAACCTCAGCAGGAGTGAACGTTTCACCGTTCAATTCAATTTGAGTACGATTGTCCTGAGAAAACTGCTTCTCAAGCCACGGTCCGTAGTGCATTGCAGCCATCTCAGCCAACGCACGTGCCTGTCCAACGGCCCTTGAACCGGAAACCTTACGTAGAGACATAACAGCTTCTGGAGGTGCTCCATTGGCCTGCATACGGTCAGCTACGGTTTGAATACGCTCATCAGTCTCAGCAAGAGCTTGGTACCCAGCTTCCTGAGCTTCAAGCCGATCAATAGGTAAACCAAACTCATAGGTCTTGCTGTACTCATCCCACATTGCATTTTCACTCTGACGCTTACCAATGTCAGCAGTGACTTCTGCAACAGTCTTGGAGAATTGAGCAAGGGCTTCTAGATCACCAATACGACTTCCAGGATCGATACCTTGTTGACGTTGAAGAACACGCATCTCATCATCGAAGACACGTCTACGTTGGCGCTCATTGAAATTAAAGACTTCATCACGGTTCTGATCTTCAACACGTTGTTTCCGTTCCAGACCGCTGATGTAATTCGACTGATTGCTAGCGAGCTGGTCTTGGACAGCTTGCATACTCCGTAGAGTACGATCTCCTTGACGAGCAATTCGACTAACAGTATCAGGAACACGAATTGGGTTAAAGCCAGTACTTTGGGCGTACCCTCTGTATTTCCTTGGCTCCATTTAGTATGCTCCGAGATTAGATAATAGGACTTTTGGGGTTATAGAAGTTATAAATCTGATTGCCAGCATTAATAGTTGCAGCAAGTCCAGTAGCAGCGATACCAAGGCCACTTGCTCGTGTTGCTGTATTGACACCACGTATAGGTTCTGGGCCACGTTGAGGTGCCAATGGATCTTGGAATGTAGCTCTAGGTGTACGATAGGGAACAGGAAGATCTGGACCCTTCATGGGCATCAGCATACGATTAGCATCAGCAGCAATGTCGGCACCATATTTCTCAATATCGATACGCTCAAGATTTTTACCAGTCTGTCGACGAGCACTAACAAGACTTTCAGCTAACACAGCCTGGTTCCTACCGAACGCGGCCATAGCACCCTGTAATTGTCGACCTACGCTTCTACCAGAAACACCACGAGCTTGCAGAGCACCTTCTTGTTGAAGGAGTTCTACAACCATATCTTGGTTCTCAAAGGATGAGGCAATTAGTGTTTCACGAAGCTTATCTCGTTCAGCACTAGCTGCTTGCTGAGCTGCAATTTGATTGAAGCTTAGCTGTTTACCGTAGATCTTTTCAGATTCAGTAAACTGACGAAGGTCATTCAGGAATGTGAAATCTTGACTAGCCTTATTGAAATTATATTGATCAATAGCTAACTGATCTTTGAGCTGACCAACAGACTCCTCTTCAGCTCGTTTGATATTAATACCTTCAAGAAGGTACTCATATTCACGGAGGGACTGTTCCCAGTTATACTCATAGACCTTTTTATCTTGTGCAAACTGCTGATCCAATTGACGATCAACATCAGCACGTTGCTGACTAGTTTGTTGATTTTGAGCAACAGCGCCAGCCACGCTTGCTCCAAGGCCTAATACAGCACCAATTACAGGCCACGCCATTATTACCTCCTAGAGTAGTAGCGAGTAGCATAGTGACCTTCCCACAAGAGAGAAATAAGACTCACTGGGAATGGTCCTGATGCTTGTAGTTTTAGTTTCATATTTTCAGAACGTTGATGAAGAGGCAAAGTAAAGATCCTTGATGATGCAAGTGGTACATCATTAGCGACATAATAGTCTGCATCAATCACAGAAAAGACTTCTTCCCAATCACTACGCCCTCTGGCTTGGACTAGAAATGAAAAGTCACCCACAAGTCCAACACTAAATTTTAAACGTGAAAGGACAAGAGAGCTTGCATAGTCAGTCAGTTGTTGGGTGTCACCGGAACGGAAGAATAACTCAGGGAGAGTTACTTCCATGGTATAGAGGTAACCAACAATGATATTATCAGAAGTGAGATCCTGCTCTTCAATTTCAACGTAGTCACCTCCACCATCAGTACTGACTGCGGTTGGCAATAACAGAAAACCAATATCAAGGAATGTAGAGCCTTCGGTAATTGGCTTACCAGCGACAATGCATGGCGTCAGAGATGGATCATGCTTGTAAGGCAAGTAGATCTTTGTCTTATTTGTCCCTGCATCATAAGAACGAGTTGGATCCAGCTTCCACATGTCGAGTCGTGGATCAACATTTAGACCGTCTTTAGTTTGGATAATAGATGCTTCAGGGCTTTGAATAAGATCAATACGCTGTAGGACAACACTATTGGTTTGTGATGTGACGGCCCACATCGTGTCTTCATTAATCGTATGGTGCAATACGTTGCCAGAAAGCTGCCACTTAAACCAAGATTGAATCTCCCGCTTTTCACCTGTAGAGTAGAATCTAAATAGGTAAAGAGTTCTAGAACCACTGTAGCCAAGTGACATCAGAGAATTCTGAGGACTACTAACTACTTGGTCAACACTGCTAGGAATCCATTCAGGTACAAGCCTGGATATGTCAACAACAATAGGGCTGTCATCAGAACCACGAGTCTCCATCTCAAAGACACGTGTATAGGAAGTGATCTTAGATATAAATGCCACAGTCGTTCCCATGTCAACGGGTTTATTCTGTGGATCCATTTCATAGTTGGAAATGGTCTTGATGCTGACAGTTGTTGGCGATATAACACCACCATCTGCGGTTACAATAAATTGCTGAGTCCGGCTAAAGAGTACAAGACCCTGAGCTACCGGTATGGCAGCATGCAGAACAGCAGGTCGAACACTTGAGCACGCAATATCAACAGGATCAGAAGCAATAACAGTCAATGCTGATGAAGAGAAGAAATTAAAGTAATCACCAGCTTGGCTGAGAACAACATTCTCAATTGTAAGGAAACCCAGTCGATTGTTGTAAAAGAATAACTGAGAGATTTTTTCTCCAACAAATGACGGGTCTGGATTTGAATCGTAATCCCCTACAAGACGTTCTTCCCAAGAGACAGCTCTAAATGTGAAAGTACCATTAGCTTCACGAACAAGCTCATGAGGCATAGTTGCTGGATCAAGTCCGGCACTAACATCAGGAGCACGTGATTCTTCCCAATAACCATTACCACTGCTATCTGCGATGAATTTAACAAAGTAATCATCCTCTGAAGCATTGGTGTTGGCAATGCGAACAACACGATTGGCAACTGACTTAGAAGGTAGCTTTGAAATGTTTTCAACTGTATCTTGGAAAACAAATAAAGCATCACCACCTTTACCACCAATGCCTTCGATTGTGAAGGCTGATGTACGAGATAGCTCTAGCGTATTACCAACTTTGGTTACAGTAAGACCAGAGATTCCTTTGCTATCAATCTGGGTCTTAAGGTCATTGAGGATGTCCTCATAATTGAGGATTCGGGTAGGTGTCGTACCAGGAGTGTCGCTGTTTCTAGTGACAACAGAGCACGTAGTACCATTAATAATGACCTTATACTCTGCACTGTACTCAACTGACAGTACACGTATAGTGGCTTTAGTACCAGCGGTATAGGAAGGTTCGGCTAGAGTTGCAACAGTCTTACTTTTGTTAACAATAAAAGTATAGTCATTGATGGTAAGCGTCTCAAAGTCTTGCTTACCAGCATCCAGATAATCTTTAGCCGAACCAGTGTAGTTGACAGTAACTGGTGCTCCATTGGCAAGGTTCCAAACCTTAATCTCATTAGAAGACGAAGGTGTTTGATTACCAATAATTGCTACCAGATACTGCTCTTGATCATCACGGAAGATGGAGAAGATCTTGGCGTCAGTGAGAGAGGATGGTGGGACAAGAGTACCTGCAGCATCTTTCAGTTCTGCAACAAACCGAGCACCGGGCCGCTTCAAAAGACCAAAAGTTGGTTCAGGGTATCCATTAATTAGATCTCTGACTTGTCCTGGAAATTTAAGGTTGTCAGTTTGCTGTGATACGCCACCAAGAAAATTAGGAATACGTTGTGAGATTGCAGCCATATCAGCGGATCAATGAACGATAGGGTTGATAGCTGGTGTAATAGTTCATTCCATTGGGAAACCCAAAGATTGAATAATCACCTTCGTTGCAATCAAATTCGACAGCAGATGCACGACTAACAGCTTCACGTTGGGTAAGGATCGTGTAGAGATCCTTATCACCCACCATTTTGATGCAAGCAGTAGTAGCACTACGTGCAACGATATAATCTCGAATAGGTTGAGGGATATCTACAAAATCAAAACCCCAAATAACATCACACAGAACAGGACTAGTTTCCCAGCTAAAAGTGTGATTGGTTTTATCATACAACTTACCATCACGGACAACAGAATCTACTCCCGCATTCTCAGGTACAGCACTCAGATCAATACTGAGGACGTTTGAGGGAATAAGAATTTGGTTGTTGTTGTCAGTAGCAAATGGATATTCAAATTCTCTGTTGTAACTCCAACCTTCACCCTGGATTTCACGACTTATATCAAGCAGTGTCCCATAAGCTATGGAGACATCAGGGTTAGTATTATCGAGAGTAGTGACAGGAGCCTGTCCTACTGCTCCGAGTATTTGATTTACGGCAGCTAGTTCGGTAGCTACTAAAGAAGTAGGAAAGCTCATATCACGATAGCATTATACGTGGTTGAAAAGAAAAGGGGACCGATGTGGCCCCCAATTCATAGTTGATCAGACGTTGGCGATATTGCACTCAACGCCGGGATATGCGGTACGCAGACCCTTGGTGGTCGAAGCCACAGCAGAGTCAGCCACAGCACTGCCGTAACCCTTGCGGGTCTTGGCAACAGAGATACGCACAGCGTCAGTAGTGCAGACGCCGTTATCACCCTTAGCAACAGAAGCAGCCATTGTCAGTTACCTCAGTTATCAGGAACGAGCCGACTGCAGCTCGATAGCAGCAGCAGGGTTCAGGGTGCCGCAACCCATAGCCAGACGGCCCACGATCACGTCGCCCTGGTAGAGCACGCTCACGTCACCGTTGGTTACTTGCACTTGAGGACCAATGGCCTCAACCACACCAGCAGCATCCTTTTGGTAGATCAGACCACAGTGGGTGCTGAAGTCACCAGAGTAATCATTGTTCTCACCTTGGACAGCAGCAACGCTACCGGCCAGGAAAGGCAGGTTGTTGGAACGCTTGATGCTGATACCAGCGATCTCATAGAGACCTTCACCGCTGTTCAGGTTGCCCTGAGAAGCACCGAAGTCACGGTTGAGGATGTTGGAATCAACTTGGCTGATCAGAGCGTAGTACTGACGAGGAGCCAGCACAGCGTGACGGCCAGCCTTGGGAACGTTCTTCTCATCCATGATGGAAGCAGCTTCAAAGAAGGCATCCACCAGAGCTTGAGCGTCATACTCCTTCTGCACACCCAGTTGGATCACGCTACCGCCGGGCTCAGGGCCAGGAGCGGCAGTGATGGGGTGAGCTTCACGAGCAGCTTTGGCGATCATGCGGAAGATCTTCTTGTCATAAGCCTCAGCAAGGGCATGACCGATCTTCTTGGAGATCTCACCACGCAGCTCATAGTGAGCAAGAGTCTCATCAAGGTCATAGACAAACGCGCTGGAGATCAGCAGGTCGTCACAGACGATGGTCTTCTCAGCCACCGGGGGATCACCAGAACCCAGGATCGGAGTCCCAGGCACGTGGTAACCAGCCTGCATGCGGCCAGTGAAGATGAACTGCATCGACTTCCCGTTCTTCAGGGTGCGACGCATGATGGTGTCACGAGCAATAGTGGCGCTTTCATACGCCTTGAACATCTCGCCCGAGAACAGCTTCAGATAAGTTGCATACTTAGTATCGTATGCATTTGCACCAGAGGTGCTGGATACAGCTTTATTAAGCGTACCCAATACGGATTGTACGGCGTTAGCCATTGTTAGAAAAGAGAGAAAAGGTTTACTTGTCTCCCTAACCGGTTAGGAATTCCAACGAAAGAAGTTCATTGGCATTCAGCGTTATCAATTTGTCTGTCTCTCCAGACTGTCAATGACTAGCGGGTGTCTCCGTAGAGGCCGATAGTCAATAGGAGCCAGGTCCGACTCTGAGGTGCCTGACTCCGTTTAATCATTTAGTTTTCGGTGTGTAAGCAACGCCGCGATACTTCAACTTCTGCTCTTTTTGTTGAGCTTGCTGTTCCCGTACACGGGCATCCAATTCGACTTGAGTCATTGTTAAGGACCGAAGTACCT